CTTTTGTAACTTATTTTGTAACAATGATAAAGTTTGTTCTGCGTTTATCGCTCCAAGATTACTGATAGCTGCGAGGGCTGCTGTTTTTGTGGAAGCTACTTCGTGAGAATTTTTCATCTCTTCAAGCTGCTGAGATAACGATACTATCTGCTGTTCTTTTTCTTGAGCAGTTTTATTGGCCTCTTCCCACAATGTTTTCCATTGACCCTGTTCTTCTAGATCTTTGGTTCGCTTTTCCTCTTTCTGTTTATAGACATCATCTAATTTACCCTTGATGCCTTTAAATTTTTCTTCTGCTTCAGCAGCTTCTTTACGAGCAGCAGCTAATTTTGCTTCATATTCTGCTTTTACAGAACTAAGGTCGGGTGCTTGTGGTTGTGAAGGAGTGTCAGCCACGGGCTGTTCAGCAGGAGTCACAGAATCAGGCTGAATTACTTGTTCTTCGATTGCCATGAATTAATCAGATAATGGACTGGTAGTTTTCTTTTTAGTAACTTTTTTCTTAGTTGCTTTTGGTTCGGGAGCAGGGCAAGCTTCAACTGGTGCAGTTGAATGTACAAGTTCTACTTCTTCCCATTTATAAGTTCCGTCAGATTGCAGAACATGGTCTAAAGATTTAGCCATAATTTTTATGTACTTATCTACTATTGTATCAGACTATTCAGATTTGGCCTTATTTGCCGATGGCAATACTTCTCCTTGTACTAAAATATCTCGAAACTCCTCTCTATCAATGACTTGTTGATCGAATAGAGATGTTAAGGCTGTAATATCCTGACCAATTAATCTTTCGATGTCAAAGTCTCTACTAATTTTTACTTCTGGTGGTTCGATTCCAACATAATCGGCTGATAAATTGAAGGCTTTTTGAAGTTTTTGTTCAAGTTCCATAGATACCATTGCGAGCATGGAGTTGGTATCTACACGATCTAGCCTACGGGCATCGGCTGATTCGGCAACAAATTTCTGTTGTGATAATGTACTGATTCCAAGTGTTGCCATCTGCATTTGTAGCTCTTTTATTTCGGCTGATTGAGCATCAAAAGCACTGGAAGCTGGTTCTACATAATAGATTTTGTTACCTGGTTGAGTAGCCATTGCGTAGTTAACGCTGATAGCAAGGTCTTTTGTTTGATCGTCATAACCCTCCATTACTAACATTGGTTGAGATGCAACGTGCAAACTATGAATAAGATCAGCCTGTCTTTGGAAATGAGCCAAGTTTAGATACGCAATGTCCTGTAAAGGTGGTTTGCTAACTAAATTATCGGTTTTTCCAGAATAAATAGTAACTAAGGGTATTTCACCAAGAGAAAAACTGCCAGATTCAACTTGTTGGTAATCTTTATCTGCTGATCCAGCTTCAAAACTACCAGCATAATCTCCATCTGCAACGTCATACATTTCTTCGATCTGTTCTTTTTTGCGGAATACCCTGTAACTTCCTGGTTCAATTACTCTTACCTGGTCATATACTTTTTCTCCGAACTGCCCGTCTGGGAGTACAGCTTTCTCTCCTATTCTCACCTGTATCAAGTTTCCATAATTAGATTCACGATCTAGTCTCCAACCATAGAGATTATTTGGATCGACTTCAATCCAATATGGTCTGCGATTCTGTTGACGCTCTTCCGCTAAACTGACAGCCCCTCCAGGGGCAGGGTAGTCTACAAGAATGTGACTTTGGCCGTATGTGAGAGAACACATCAGTAATCTTCGTGCGTATTCATCTAAATCTGACTTTCTGCCATCTACATCCATCTTGAACATTTCTGTCCAATAAGGATCGCCTATCAATGATATTGGTTTTCTTAATACAAGACCTGTAGCTGCTCTGATTAATCGTTGGGTGAATGGGGAGAATACGGCACGATTTACTCTGGCTAGGTAGGCATCATAATCTTCTCTTGGCTCTAGTGGTAGAAATGTTTCGCTATTTGTTCGGAGGTAGTCTGTTCCTTCGGTTACGGCTTTCATTATTTCCCAACCTTTCATCATGTCTAGGACAGCCCTCGTGCGAGTGAAAGGACTGTCTATCCCACCTACTGAAGTAGATGAGATGATATTAGTTCTAATTGGTCCAGGTACAGCGTAAGTCATTTAACACCTCCATCTTTTTAAAGCTAACGCTTTTCTCGTGGGTCTGCCTTTTTTGTCTTTTAATGGTCCTGGCACACCTTTCATACGAGCACAGAAAGATTTTCTTCTTGCTGCACGTTTTCCCGTTGGATTCTTTTCAGTTACAGGTGCTTGAAGGTTAGATCCTGTTGCTCTGTTGTATTTCGCACGGCCTTTTGCAGTAAGGCCACCCTTTTTGGATTTTTCACCTCTTCCTACAGATAGACTGACACCTTTACGTTTTCTCATTATTTACCTACCTTCGCCTGTGCCTTTTTATGGGCTTGGGTAAAAGTGTCTCCTGCTCGCATACGTCTTTTCATAAACTCCATGTGCTTGGCACTATGATGCTCAGAATGTTTATCCAGTAGGTTCTTTTGACGGGTAGTTAGTTTCATTTCTTCTTTTTCTTCTTCTTGGAGCGTAATTTCTTCAGATCAGCAGCAGTGATCTTATCTCTAGGAGGTGCAACAGCAGCTAATTTCCTTTGTTTTGCAGAATAGGACTTTTTAGGCATGATTTTTCCTAGATAACTCTATGTTACCGCTTTACATGAGATTTTACACTCATTTTTTCTTCTTTTTTGCCTTAGTTTTCTTTTTCTTACCTTTTTTGACACTTGCGATGTAACCTTGACATCTAGCCATTGCGTGAGATTTAGCCATTTTTAACTTTTTTTACGTTTTTTACGTCTATGTTGATATGTTATCTTCTTGCTGCCTGTTTTTTCACGCTTAAATCTTGCTTTTTCGGCTGCTGTCATCTCTCCAACAGTCTTAGGTGTCTTACTTGAGACACGTTTTTTGGGTCGGCAAGCTGGATAACCTCGTTTTTCGCCTTTTGATCGGCCACAAGGTTTACCAGTTTTTATGTCTACCCAGTTTTCTTTGAACCAACGGGTAAGACCGCCACTACTTCTTGCCACGTTTTTTCTCCACTCGGTAAGTACCGCCACGTTTTTTGTACTCTCGTACAAGCCATGCGTTAGCGTAAGCAGATGGGTAAACTTTGAATTTACGCTTTGCTTCTGCTTTTACCCTAGAGTATAACGCTTTATTTACAGGAACATTCACTACGCTTTTTGCCTCCCTTCTTTTTCTTCTTCTTTTTCTTTGTAGTTGAGTGGTACATAGTAAGAATTAGGTAGTTTTTAGTATATTCTAAACGAAGTTTGCCCTAATGTCTCTGGCTTGGCAAGGTTGAATTGTTGGAGACAGAGGTAGCCGAAAGCGTCAAATGCGTGGTCAACTCCAAGATTTTTGTTTGGCATACCTGTGTTTGGAGCGTAAGTCAGAGTGCGGAGAGATTTTATTAATTCTTTGCAGCGTGGATGAATCAGTGTCCTGCGTTCACCCATTGCGTCATATAGTGCAGTGTTTATTGCGGTTACTTTGTCACGAACTTTCCAGGGAGATCTGGGAGATGACACAGTAAATCCGCTTCTGCGTAGGATAGTGTGGTCTGTTGAACCGACTCCTGATGTTTTTCGGGCAGATCCCGTTGGGTCGGGGCAAGCTATGATTCTTCGATCTACTCCGTAACGATTTGTAACTTCTTCGGCAAAATCCCAGGTTGTTGCACCGCCCGTCAAAATTATCTCGTCAAAAACGTAGAGAATATCTCGGTAGCGTACTGCACATATACCGCAAAGTGGATCTACGTTAAAATCGACCCCTAATAAGAGTGGAGCGATGGATATGTCCTCCGCTTCGGTAGAAATGTTGGAATCTGAAAATGAGACTGCAACAAGACCAGTGAGATTCTCGAAACTTGCCTCGAACTCCTGCTTGAATGTTCTGGTATCTAATTGTGCCTTTGCTGCTTCGACTTCTTCTTCGGGAACATTACCCCCGTCTATTGTTGTGAAGCTCCAGCGTTTCCAATCACCTGTTTCATCTTCTGGAACGTAGCACCATAAATCGTAGAACCATGAGGCTGTGCCGTCTGGTGTGGATATGAAAAGAGCCCATCCCTGTTTATCTGCGAGGGCTGGTCTGATAACTTGGAACCAGACATCGGAATCCATGAAGGCTGCTTCGTCAAGTACTACTCCAGCAAGGCTTCGGCCACGCAGGGTTGTTGCGTTTTCAGTTCCTTTAAGTTCGATTAGCGATCCATTGATTAGTTCTATTTTGAGATCGGTTTC